GCTTCAATCTTGCTTTCGCCTTCAATCGTCGGCGTGCTGGCAGATACCAGCAGCCGGTTCCAGAAGGTGGTGGTACGTTTCTGCGCCAGCGAGCCGGGATCACCCTCACTGCCTGCCGACACCGGATAGCGGTCTTCCTCATCGAGCAGCACAATCCGGATCGGGCGGCTGGCCAGTGAGGACGGGCTATTTGCTCCCGCCATCGTCAGATGCCCGCCGTTAAACTTCTTATGCAGTAGCGTATTGTCGCTGTTGCGGGTTTTGGCGTCCCGAAACAGGCCGGTCAGCACGTCCGTATCGCGGATCATCGGCGCGAGCCGGTCTTTGCTCCACGCCTCCGCCATATCCAGCGTCGGCTGAATGAACAGCGTCGGTGACGGGTCTTGATGCACGAAATAACCGAGAATATTATTCAGAATCTCGGTTTTGCCGATCTGCGCGGAGGTCATGAATACCACCTCGCGCACACCGGGTTCGTTTACCGCATCCATCATACCGCGCTGGTACGGCGCTCGGTCAGTCCTCCACCTTCCGGGTTCGGCGCTTGCCTCCGGGCTTAGTTTTCGGTGCGCGTCCGCCCACTGGCTTACCGTCAGTTCCGGCGGCGGCATCCACACTTGCCGGACTTTCCGCTTCAGGCTCTGATACGGCGTCATCGTCATGGGCAAGTTCGCTCAAAGCCTCATAAATCGCTGCCTTCAGGAACCGCTCGATCTGGGCAGGTTCCTTTAGGGAGGCGATCTGAAAGGCGGATTTGCTGGGAATCGCGAGCAGGCGCATCCGGCAGGACGAAACATGCTGCATCCAGTCGTTTTCGATAATTTCAATGGGCATGAGCTGGCCGCGCATCTCCGCTACTTCCAACTCGGTTTTATCGGCCTGCGCCTTAATCAGGCGGGCGCGTTCATGGTACGAATCATGGGCAGTATCGCCGCTCCCGTAGGCACGTTCCTGCAAATACCGCACATACTGCTGCACGCAGCGCACCAGATCGTATTTTCCCTTTTCGGCCTTGGGGATGATCCCATCGCGTGCCAGCTGCTGCACCCGGCGTTCGGTCAGGTTCAGGAACCGCGCAATTACCGCTACCTTGTGAAGAATTTGCATGAAGGGTTCCTATCATGATGTGATAATCCACCCCGCAAACTCTCCAAACCGAAACCATTCTGCTACATTTTCTCCGAGTATGGTGGGGTCTAGCGGGCGCTGTACCCCACCGAGGGATAATTCCTTGGCGATGATATGCTCCGGGCTTACCCCGGCGGCGACTTTACCCGCCAGCGTCAGCCGCCACAGCACCGTGGCCTGATAGCCCGTTTCCGCTTCGCATTTATCCACGATCACGATTGCGCCGCCGGGCTTCAGCGCCGCTTTCAGTTTGGCGATGAAACCGGGGCGTTCATGCACCGGCATGAACATCATCACCAGATAACAAATAGCGACGTCAAACGGCTCGAAATGGTAGCGGCAGGCGTCCATCTGCACGAGGCGATCCTTACCGGGACCATCATACTGGGCGCACATCTCCGCGCTTGGCTCTATCGGCACCAGCTTCGCCTGCCGCTGGATCAACGCCGCTTCCAGCGACTTGCCGATATTGCCGGTGGATGCGCCGATGTCATAGACCAGCCCACCCTGCGGAATGTAGTGGCGGGCGATATGCGCCACCGCGCCGGTTACCAGATCATACCAAGGCAGCTGCTCCCGCACATGCTGGTTGAAACTCTGGGCTACGCTGGCATTCTCGAACGTCCATTCCTTCGGTATTTCCATCAGGGTTTCGGAAGTTCTGTCCATGTCTCATCCTCGTACACTTTTACCGAAGGGATGCCGAATTCAGCGTACATCGCTTGCGTGCGTGGGTTGCTCTCAATCGCCAGATATTGCGCATGGCCATGCTTCGGAAGCACCAGTTCCTCCAGCATGATCCGCTTGGCGATATGCGGCGGTTTGTAATAGCGGTTGAAATGCGCTTCCTGCGGCACCCATCCGGCCTTGAAATAAAGGCTGTCGAGCGTCGGCTGTTTGTGCTTCTCCGGGCGTGCCGTCATCAAAATGGTGTGATACGGCGCAACCAGACTCACCAGCCACTGGCGGTAAGTCTCCTGCTGGATTTGCAGGGCGAAGGGTTTGCGCTTTTCATGACTGTTGGCGACCAGCGTATAATTCAGGTCGAGCAGAATGATCATAGCTTTATTCCTAACCGGTTGGAAAAGGCCTGTTTTGCCTCAGCTACCAATCCCATCCGCGTTCCGTCAGGATAGGGTAAATCGAACTCAAACTCGATAGCTGCTTTCAGTCTTTTCGCACTTACTTTCCGTGGCTTGGCGCAGATCGCCTGCACATTCTGATTGCATTCATCCACCTTTACCGCCGCAAAGAATTCCTTGAACAATTCATAGAACTCTTTCTGGCTATGATACTTCTGCACCTTCGGCGAAGTGGCGATGTCGCCCAGCGTAATGCCTTCCTCGTAATCCAGTTGGAACAGCACGCCGCTGGCCTGCCGTTCATTGAGAGAATGGTAGCCGTTCAGCTGCTTGATGTTGATGTGGTTGCTGGCGGAGGCCACCGCGTACAGCCGGGTAGCGTCATCCGCCAGCGCCGCGCAGATACAGGCGATATGCTGCCGATCCGCCCGAAAGGGTACGCTGTTCAACACGCTGGAAATGAAGATCGAAGAATAGCGCAGTTTCTCCGTTCCAATGGCGTGCAGAAACTCCCGCGTCAGCGCCACGCTCGCCTCCTTGTCGATTTCGTCGCTTTCCGCTACCCGGTACGGCTCAAACGGCGTGACCGTCACGCCGATGCTCCGCAGGATGCGGGTTTCATGCAGATGTCCCGCGCCGAAATCCAGCACGCAGCGGCCAAACCTGCCGATCCAACGCTCCCGGTTCTCCGGTTTAGTCACGTCAAAGCTCTTGGCCGTGGCGTCACCGGCCACCGCAAAGATGAAACCGCGCCCCAGCGACTCCCGCACCTGACGCAGGCGCCGGAAGGAATTATGCCGTAGCAGATCCTCGTAACGCCGGTGAATGTCAAAATCCATCGACAGGTAATTGAGCATGGCTTCCGCCAGCTGGCCTTCCTCATCGGTGACGAAAACGACCTGGCACTCTACTTGCCCCAGCTCCGCACTGTGCTGCAACCTACCTATCCCGTTCACGACACGGTAATCCCGCGTAGCGACAATCGGCATGGCGATACCCCGGCGCTTCAGTGTCTTGGCGAGGTTCAGCGCGTAATTCTTCCAGCGCCCCTGATTGGCTTTCAGAAACGGGGCGATGGGGTGCGGCTTGGCGTTCAGGCACGGGTAGAATTCCGGGCTGTCCACCGCTTTGTCCGGCATGGATTCCGCCAGCTTTCGCACATCAGTCGCCTTGAGGTGATCGTTGATCTTCGCCACCGTATCGCTCTGGCCGAGGTCATTGGTGGCGCGGTTGAATACCACGTTCACGCCCTTGCGCTCCGCCAAATCCATCGGGCGGGTGACGGCCAGCGGCACTTTCGTCGCTCCCATCCGGCAGGCCACATGGTGGCGCTGGTGGCCGGAGATGATTTCCCCGTCCGGCGTCGCATAGAGCGGCAGCAGAAAGCCCAGCTTACGAAGCGATAGCTCGATCAGATCAAGCCGCTCCGGGTCGGCCACGCGCGGGTTATAGGTAGAAGGCGCGATGTCTGTAATGTTTACGAGTTTCATAATCCCAGCCGCTTTTTCAGTTCCGCGATGATGTCCTTTTTCTCGAAGCCGACTTCCTGCTTCAGCTTTTCCAGCCAGTCGAGATATTGCTCGCGCTCGATGGTGAAGGTGTAGCCGCCGATCCGGGCGGTGGTATCCGCTTCCTCGATGTCCTCGTCGTCATCCTCGCCGAAGCCATCGGCCAGCTCATCCAGCGAGGCCTGAATCTCCTTCAGTTCTTCAGCGTTGAAGCCCAGCGTGCCGGTGTCATAGGAAGCGTCATCCAGTTCGGTGATCTCCAACTGGAGCAGCGCCTTATCCCATTCCGATTCCTCGCCCACGCGGTTATCGGTAATGCGGTAGGCTTTGATCTGCTCCGGCGTCAGTTCCGTGGCCACATGCACCGGCACCTTTTTCAAGCCCAGCCGTTTCGCCGCCTCGAAGCGCACATGCCCCACCACGATCACCAGCTCCTTGTCGGTGACGATCGGCTGGCGGAAGCCGAATTCCTTGATGGACGCCGCCACTTTCTCAATCGCATGGGCATTGATCCTCGGATTCCGCGCATACGGAATCACCTGATCTATCGCAACCAGTTCTACTTTCATTCTAAGCACTCCTTATGGTGGGGCATTTCGCACCCCATTTCGTTTTTTGATTTTGGGTTATCATTATTTTTCAGTCGGATGCGCCGAAAAAAACGAAACGAAATCGACTTTCCGAGGCTGGCGCTGGGGAAATCCCGCGCTCGCGGCGTACCCGTGCAGGCCGGGCTGGAAGGACCCGCCGCG